CATTTACATAGTCAGCCAGTTCTTGGTAAGAACTTTCAATATAAGGCTCAAGTTCCATTTGACAGATCTTGTCAAGGAACCCCACAACTTTCTCATTAGTTTTCTCTCTTCCCTGGTATACACGTTCAACCAGAGGACCCATATTAAGATAAATTGAATCAGTATCAGAAGCAATAACATAATCAACTCCATCAGTTTTTAGAATTTTATTGAGATAAGCATTCATCTTGTTCTCAATCCAGCGGATAGAAAGCTGACCAGACAAAGTGATTGCTTCTGCGTTTGCCAGTTTGTAATAACGGAAGTGCTCGTTACCGATAGCACCATAGGCAGAGTTAAGAGAGATCTTCTTTGCCATCTGAATATTATTGCAACGGGCAATCTCTTTCATGAGTTCAACAGTAGGAGTTTTCTCATACTGCTTTTTTGCCTCAAGCATCTTCTTCTTATAGATGACACGACCATCATACATCTTCTGCATCATCTGTGGCAGAAAACCATGGATGTCTTTGCGATACTGTGCTCCATTGGCAGCAACACAATACTCTGTGTCAAGTTCAATCTCTTTATTCAGGAACCCTTCAACATTCGCAGCGGGATGTCTCCTCTCTGTAAGAGTTTCGGGCGAGATGTTGTACTGCATAATAAGATGGGGATACAGGCTATTAAGATCAAAACTGACCACCCAATCATAAAACCCAGGAATCGGTTCTTTGACATATGCACCTGCGTACTTTTCTGTCTTGGTCGCTTCCTTCTTGGGCGGGATAGCAATCTTACGCTTCAGAAGTTCCACGTAAATATAGTTATCCCACATCCGAACTTGACTAAACACATCTTCATAATTCACCTTAGCATCGTATGCCATAGTGAACGCAAGTTCAAGTAGTTTCATCTTGTCGTCTAGTTTATCTACCAGACGAACGTCGTGAATGTTGTAATCAATAAACTTCTGCCAATCATTCTCATAGAACTCTTTGAAAGTATCAAACTCTGAGTGATCCAGTTTCTTGACACCAAGTTCTACATCACAAATATGATCTAGTCGGTATGATTCTTGGTTTGTGTATGTGAATTTTCTGTAGAGTTCCAAGTAATCCAACGTAGAAATTCCAGGAAGATCATAAGCGATCTGTTTTCTTCCTTTAATGTAAATCTCTCTAGAAGAAATAAGCTTCCATGGGCTAAGAGTCTTAGTATACTTTTCACCAAGTATCCTATCAATACGCCTAGCAATATAGGGAATATCAAAAAGCTGTACATTCCAACCCGTAATTACATCTGGACAATTTTCATTCCAGTACTGAAGAAATGATGTGAGCATTGATTCTTCAGAACGAAAATGCATGTAGTCTACCATGCTATCCTTATTGTTATAAGGACGAGCACCGAATACAATAATGCGACCAGTATAGGAATCTCTGATACTGATCGCCAAGATTTCTTGATCTGCTGTTTCTATATCTGGAAATCCGTTTTCTGCTGCAGTCTCAATATCAATCGTGAAGATACGAATCTTTGAAGTATCATATTTAATTTCATCTTCTGGATGTTCTTCAGCAATGTACTGATACAAATAGCGTGTATTCCCATAGATGTCAAATCCATCAACATCCTTATACTTTTTTACAAACTCTTTTGCATCATTGATAGAACCCATTGGAACTGGTTCAATCAAATCTCCCTCAAGAGTTCGCCACTCAGAATAATTTTTTGTAGGAACATACAGAGTGGGACTAAATGCCACTCTGTATTGAAAAGGATTTCCACCTTCATAACCACGTACAAGCAAACGGTTGCCTGCTTGTTCAACATTAGTGTAAAACTTCATTCAGTAAGCAGTTCTGGTGTTGTCTTTTGATACAAAGCGATGATCTCGCTAGTGGGGTCCACAAAGGTAATTATATCAGATGATCGCACGACACACTCGTTTTTTGTGCTGAACGGAATCCAGTTTTTCAACTGTCCATCATCAATTATCATTGGGTTGATTAAGATACAATCGGGGTCACCGAAAGTGACCCCCTCAATTTCTTCAACTGTCGCTATCAACCACTGGTCCTTCAGTAGTAGCACTTTGAGTAGTTTTTCCAAGGATTTCATCTCCATTATCTGGTAAGAAAGAAAGGTCAACACCAGCTTGTTTCAGTCTGGTAACATAATTTGTAAGAATATCTCCAGCAGGAGGCATTGCAGAAATTACTGCATTGGGAGAAATCCTATGATCTTCATATGGAGTATATGGATTCCATCTACGATACTGAACGCTATATGTTTCTTGACCAGACTCGTCTGGTTCACCTGGGGCAAGATTCAATGTAAGTGGATATAGAACTTGATATCCTACAAATTTATCTTCTTCTCTAATTTGTGTAAAATTACAAATTACATCTTCTCCAGTAACAAGATGAATTACACGAATATTATGATTGATTGTTTCTGCCATAATTTAAAATTCTTTCTTTTAGTATACCAAGTAAAAGGGGGGTTGTCAATACCCCCCAGATTTTTAGAACCACTTCTTTTTCTTTTGTTTTTCTGGAAGTTCTTTTCTCAACACAATAGTCAATAGTCCATCCTTGAAGTCCACACTCTCAACTTCAACATCTTCTGCCATTTGCCAGCTACGACTAAATGATCTTTGAGAGATACCTTTGTGTTGATACTTACGTTCCTTGTCTTCTTTTGATTTTGTAGCAGCGACTACTAGAACATGTCGTTCAGTTGTGACTTCAATATCTTCATTTGTAAATCCTGCCAAAGCAACCTCAAGTATGGTTCTACCATCGTCTCCGTCAACAACATTGTACGGAGGGTAACTAGATCCACCGCCTGCAATAGCTTCAAGTCTTCTAAATGTTTCATCAAAACCAATAGAATAAGGAGTATATGTTTCCCAGTTAAATGTTACCATTGTCCTAAAAAGCGACGTTTACATGTGACCCGTTAGGCATCACAATACTAATTATAAAAGTACTAGAAAATATGTAAGTGATGAAACCCCTAATGAATACTACGGTTTACCTTACAAATCCAATTCTGTAGATAACATCATTGGATCAAATACTGTAGCATTTTGTTTTAGATATTCCATAGATTCATTTGTATAAAAATCAAACGCTAAACAATATCTTTTCTTTTTGACTTCTGGAACAAAATGTTCTACCCAAGATGGAAATAAAATTAACGATCCTGTTCTAGATTTGGACAAGTAGTTTCCATAATAAGTTGAATAATTTGGAAGTATATATTCAGTTGAAACTTCACTATTTGTTAATAACAAATTTCCAGATATAAAAGAATTTTCATGAAATGAATGAGAATGAACTGGTAAAATATCACCCTCATTCATGATATTCATCCATCCACGAATCCATATTTTTTCTGGAAGTTCGTATTGAAGTTCTCCTGCATACTGATACAGACTACTCTTTATCAGGAGAAGCAATTTATGTACAAAAACAAATTTATCCGACCAGGAAAAAATGTTATACTTTTTCCAGTCGGTTAAATTATTTTCAATTGATTTTATATCAGTTAAAATAGTTTCACAAAAATCAATAGGTATTGAATCAATCCAAAATGGAACATCAATAAAAGGAGCGAATGGGGTATTTGGTTTCCAACTTGTCCAACGAACTAACTTGTGTGTGCTACCGTAGTTTCTGGCATTACACGTTTCAATTAAATTTTTTTTTGGTTTTCTAAAAAGAAGTTCGTTGTAATCTTGACCAGGACTACTCACCTTGTTTCTTTCTTCCAATATTATACTTGCTCTCCAACTTCCAATCATCTTTATCTTTAAAAGATAAAACTTTAATCTGATTTAAAGGAGCAAGGTCTTCAATTTTTTCTGGATTAACTACAGTAATCAATCCCCAATCACAAAGAAGTTGAGCAATTCTATTTCTTCTTTGTAAATCATTTGAAGAGAAATTTGTATTCTTTCCATCAAGAGCAAAGAGCTCTTTAAAATGCACAATGTAATACTTACCCTGTTTATGCAGGATATGGCAAGACTGATAGATCTTCTTTTCCTTACGAGAAGCTACACCAATTCTTGTCAGCGTTTCTCTCACCTTAAGGAAGTCGTCTGGTTCTTTCAGAACAACTTCAATCATATCAGCTTGCTTCCACTGGATTTCAGTTTCAACATTCATTTTTTTCCACCCTTATTCAATACCTTTGTAATATGATCTAACTGATCCTTGGTGAGAATCCTGAGTGCTTGGAGTGCTTTATCGTCATTATAACCATAATACTCTTTGACTACTTCAAGATAATCAATAGAATCTTTCTTAGCCCAAGGAGAAAAACGCTTCCTCGGTTTCACACTATTTAGTAAAAAATCATACTGTAGTTTTTTAGGAAGATGTGGATTCTTATTCATCTCATTGACGAATAATACAGTATCAGTAAAAGAACTTAGGCAGCGATTAATAATATAAGGTGGATATGCTTTCTCTGCATCTTTATCATCATCAACAATATTTTTCTTTGATTGATTGATGCTGTATAGGTAATCTTTCAGTTGGTATGTCATTCCAGTGTCTTATGACCCCCGCGATAATGAAAAAATTAGTAGTGAAATAAGTAAGAAATATAATAGTCCGTATACCAGCAACGTAGTCTGCTTCTCGTTTAGCATTGGATGCTTTCTCCCCCAGTGCCTTGCACCATAGTCTCCACATTATTTAAATACAGCGGTAACAGAAATAACTTTAGCTTTGGGATTGCGTGCCAGGGCAGTCTCCTTGGCATCTTGGTAGTTCGCTGCTTCAACGATCTCATCAAAGAGACGACCTGCGACGTAGAGTTGGACTTTAACTTTCATGATAGTTGTAAAGGACGAGTTCCTTGCGTTCTGCTTGATCTACATTATAGGACCCCACAGACCGCATGGTGTAAGTGTGTGCAAATTCTCCAACTGTCCACCCCTGGAACCGCTCCTTCACGAGGTTGGAACTGTTGTAGGAAATAAGTTGAGGACCAACAAAACGGTCACAATCAGCAGCAAACTTATCGTGATCAAATCCTTTGTGCATTGATCCTTTTCTCCCATAGAGATTATCCTTAATGTCATAAGGAGGATCCAGATAAGTAAATATGTCATTCTTATCGGTCAGCATATCTTCATAAGACCAGTTGGTAATAAACCAATCCTTAATCAATTCACCATACTCAGGGATCTTCTCAATACCATTCATGGAAAAATTGCTGATACTTGCTTGAGGAGAGAAGGAAGAACTCTCAGTCAGACCAGAGAAGCTACACTTGTTGATGATGTAGAAAGCAACAGCACGGTAAAAATCTTCAGACTCTTCGTGGTTCAGTTGAATCTTCATTTCGTTGAAGAGTTGTCTGGCAAGATCAGGAGTATCATAATCTTCTTTATATCCTTTCAGAACTTCATAGAGTTCCTGTGCTTCATCACGAAGGATACACCAGAAGTTATACAGGGGATTATAAAGATCATTTACCCAAACTTGAATTTTTGGGTAACGCTTGGTAACTTCAATTGCTACAGAACCACCACCAATAAATGGTTCACGAAACTCGTGGTAATTTGAAAGATCAGGAATGTATTGAAACAGTTTAGATACTGCCCTACTTTTCCCCCCAGGATAACGTAGAGGTGTCTTCAGGGATTTGATAGTCTGCGGCATGATATTTAAGGTATTCAAAAAAGGTCAGTTTCATTTCTTTCTGCGA